CGAGAGGCGTTAACTGTTTCAGAAAAAGAAGAGGAAGAAGTTTTTTGGGAAACATTTACACACTTTAAAAACTTTATAGACACAAAAACAAATTGCACAATAGTACAACACGACCAATTAGAAGCAGATGATTTAATTGCAGGTTGGGTAAATGCACATCCAGATGATAATCATATTATAATATCTACTGACGGTGACTTTGCACAATTGATAAAACCTAATGTAAAACAATACAATGGAATACAAGAAGTTACTATTACACACGAAGGATATTTTGATAATAAAAAGAAACCTGTAATAGATAAGAAAACAGGGTTTCCTAAAAAAGCACCTAACCCTAAATTAATGTTATTTGAAAAATGTGTAAGAGGAGATCCTACTGATAATGTATTCTCAGCATACCCAGGTGTTAGAGCTAAAGGAACTAAAAAGAAAGTAGGTTTACTTGATGCATTTGAAGATCGAGAAACTAAAGGATATAATTGGAATAATTTAATGCTACAAAGATGGATAGATCAAGACGGAGAAGAACATAGAGTTGTAGATGATTACAATAGAAACGTAATACTATGTGATTTAAATGCCCAACCACCCAAAATTAAGGCTGTAATAAAAGAAACTATAGCATCAGTTAAAACAAAAGCAATAGAACAAGTAGGATTAAAACTTATTAAATTCTGTGCTAAATGGGATATGCAACGTATCGCAGAGTACCCACAAAGCTACGCAGAGCCCTTAAACGCAAAATATAAACAGAAAGAGGTAGCATGACAGAAAAATTCTTTGCAAAACCTATACTAGAAAGCAGGTTCTGGATAGTTGAAAAACAAGGACACAAGGTAGGTACATTATGTAGACAAGAAGATAGGAAATACCTATATACTTGTGATGAAGGAACCAAAATATTCGATAATGAAACACAATTAAGAAACAATTTTGATGGTGAATGGATGTGGGGCAATACTACTATTTCAAGCCCACACATTGAACCCACAGAGCACCTAGTGTACAGTTTTCCTTGTAAGTTTAAACCTTGCAATATGGTGTATGATGTTAAAAAGAAATTACCATTGTTTACAAAAAGTAAAAAATCTAAATCCTTATATAGTGCTGGATATTATATTATTAAATTTGAAAAAGGATGGGTACGAAGTTTTTGCCCGAAACTAATTACTTTAGAAAGGTATCCTAATAAAGGACCTTTTAAAACAACACTTGAAATGAAACAGGAGTTAGCAAATGCGAACAGATGAACCTATTAATACAGCACCAATACAACAATTTATACAAAGAGTAAAAGCCGCGGACATTGGTCAACAAAAAGAAGTAAAAATTGACATTGCAACTGCCAAAAGTTTAACATATTCTTTAGCAACTGTACTGGCAAGACTTGCCGGAGACTACGAATCTCTCATAACTAAACAATCGAAAGCCGAAGAAACTATCAGTGTAAAAGCTGATGGTGGTAGCCTCTAGTATAGGTATCTATAACCGCGTTTCGAAATCATTAACATAATACTTTTGTAACACAAAATCGTGAAATTCACGATAAATATAGTATGGGGTGTAACTATAAAGAGGGTACCTTGAAAAATTATGAGTAGACCGAAGCCTACTATTATACTGGAACACGTGGACAAGAAAAGCTATAAAACAGAGCAGATTCTTGAAGCGGAAGCCATCTGGGCTGTGTTTCATAAGAACAAACCTTTTAACCTTAAATCAGCAAATATGCTTAACAACTATCCAGGACCAAAATACAAAAAAGTTAGTTTTTCTAATCCTGGTCACGCCTTTAACTTGGCGAAAAAATTGAATACTCTTTTCAACGTTGAAGAATTCACAGTAGTTAAACTTACTGCTGGTGAAACTGTCAACGAACAATGAACTGGAAAGAAACCTACACAAAAATTTTCCTAAAAAACGCAGATATTAGTATTAATCCAAATACTTTAAAAGAGTATTTGCCTATGTGGTGGAAAAATAGTAGATCAAAAGATGTAGGTGGATTAAGATTAACTGATAAAGGTTTAGATTTTATTACAAAAAAACTTGATTTAAAAACGTATGAAGTTCCTTTCCCAGTAGACTTTAGTGTTACTACTCAAACCATAATTTTTTTAGATAGATTTATTACTTGTCCATATTTTTTGGCTGACGATGGTATAATTGTTACTAATGAAAAGAAAGCTATGGAATTAATGTTATTTTCTGGAGATATAAGAAAATATGGTATTAGTAAAGCTATGACTAGACAAGAATTCAATAACGAAGAATAAACCAAAACTTCTCAATAAATTAACATATACAGATGAGAATACGCAGAATAGCAATTACAGGACATTTATCAGGAATAGGAAAATGTTTATATGATAAATTTTCTCCTTATTATGAAGTTATCGGTCTAGACAAAGACGAAGGAAACGGTATTGAGGATACTCAAAGAGTTGTAGACAAATGTCTTAGTTTTGATGTTTTAATTAACAATGCTTATCTCTTTAATAAACAACACGCACTCTTATATCAATTTTGCAAGTATAGTAAAGACCATCCTAAACTAGCAATTTCTATTGGTAGTATTGTAACCGAATTAGAAATGTTTGATTATAAATTAGCAAACGAAAATTACTACATTGAAAAAATGAGATTAAAGAAAATAACACAAGAAGTAAACGGTAGTGGTGGAAAATGTAAAGCTAGTTTAATTTCTCCAGGTTTTGTTGACACAAATATAGATATGTTTTTCGAACAACCTACTGTTGTAGAGAAAACTGCAATGATGTGGGAAATTTGTAAAGAACAAAACACTATATTATCTCCCAACGCAGTGTTTGATGCAGTGAAATTTATCATAGATTCCTACGAAAAGGGTAATTTAGTTACTCACATCGTAATTAACAATTGATTTATGCGGGTCATTTAAGCTTCTTTTCATTTGACTTAATTACCAAAAGGTGCTATTATTAATAATAAACCAATTGTATTAAAAGGAGTACATAATGGCACGTAAAGGCAAAGACACATCAACAGATAGTAGTTTAGCTACTAGACAATTAAGTCCAAATAAAGCAAAGGCAAGTATATTACACGCCTTAAAAATCAAAAGACAAATCTTCTTATGGGGTGGTCCGGGTATTGGTAAATCAGACGTTGTTCGTCAGATTGCAAAAACTATCAATGCTCATGTTATTGATATAAGATTAAGTTTATGGGAACCAACAGATATTAAAGGTATTCCATACTTTAATAGTAATTCAAAATCAATGGAATGGGCATCTCCATCAGAATTACCAGATGAAAAGATGTCTAAAAAATATAAAAACATTATTCTATTTTTAGACGAAATGAATTCCGCGGCACCAAGTGTTCAAGCGGCGGCTTACCAATTAATATTGAATAGAAAAGTAGGTACTTACGAATTACCAGAAAACGTTGTTATAGTGGCGGCGGGTAATAGAGAAGCAGATAAAGGTATCACTTATAGAATGCCGGCACCATTAGCGAATAGATTCATTCACTTAGAAATGAAACCTGCTTTTGATGATTGGTTTGAATGGGCAGTAGATAACAAAATCCATAAGGATGTAATTGGTTATTTGACTTTTAGCAAAAAGGACTTGTACGATTTTGAACCTAAATCTTCAAGCAGGTCTTTTGCTACTCCGAGATCTTGGTCATTTGTAAGTGAACTCTTATCAGATGATTTAGATGAAAACACTGTGACTGATTTAGTCAGCGGTGCAGTAGGCGAAGGACTTGCAGTTAAGTTCATGGCTCACCGTAAGGTGGCATCACAACTTCCTAACCCTTCTGATATTTTAGATGGTAAAGTAGAGAAGTTAAAAAGTAAAGAAATCAGTGCAATGTACTCCCTAACGGTTTCTTTATGTTATGAACTTAAAGAGGCTTGCGATAAAAAAGATAAGAAGTTTAACGACAAAGTTGGAAAATTTCTTAGATTTATGATGGACAATTTTGATACTGAATTAGTTGTAATGGGTATTAAATTAGCTCTTACACAATATCAGTTACCGTTTGATCCAGACGCTATCAAAGTTTTCGATGAGTTCCATGAAAAATACGGCAAGTACATAACCGCCGCTCAAAGCGCCGACTAGTGTTTTCGTTATAGGGTGCTTTCGGGTACCCTATAACATAAAAGGAATTATGCAGTTAAAAACTAAAATAAAAACAAAAACTAAAATTAAAAAAATTAAAGAACCACCAGTTGTAAAACGTACAGACGACGAGTATAGACAAATGAAAGCTGAAGTTCTAGATAAAATTATTGTAGCAAGAGTTGGTTTACTATTAAGACATCCTTTCTTTGGTAATATGGCTACTAGATTAAAAATCCAAGAGTGTGATGAGTGGTGTCCTACGGCGGCTACTGATGGCAGACATTTATATTATAATACAGAATTTTTTCACAAATTAAGCACTAAAGAAATTGAATTTGTAATAGGACACGAAATATTACATTGTGTTTTTAATCATTTACAAAGAAACGAAAACAGAAATAGAATGCTCTATAATATTGCGGCAGACTATCTAGTTAATAATACTTTAGTTAGAGATGGTATAGGAGAAAAACCTAAAGACATTCAAATATTCCAAGATCACAAATACGACGGTTGGTCTTCAGAAGAAGTATATGATGAATTATTTAAAAATGCTAAAAAAATTGATATAAGCAAATTAGGAAAATTATTAGACGACCACATTGATTGGGAAAAAGGTCCTGAAAGTGGAGCAGGTAAAAAAGATAAAGATAAAAATGGTAAAAGTCAACAACCTGTTTTAAGCAAAGAAGAACAAGAAAAAATTAAAAATGAAATTAAAGAAGGCATAATGCAATCTGCACAGGCGGCTG